ATCCTTCATCGGACCCGGCATACCAGACATACGTGCGCAGAAAGACTTCTTGCGTGGACTACTTGTTGTGCCTTCAGCTTCTGCTGGGTCTGTCGTTCTTAAAGACGGCGGCGCAAGTGGCACAACCTTAATGTCTATTGCAACCGTGGCAAACGGCGAACCATTCAGTGTGGTGATCCCTGCTAACGGCGTGTTGTTTGAGACAGATGTTCACGCAACGCTTTCAAACGCAGCTGTTACGGTGTTCTATGGCTAAGAAGAATCCCTCTCTAGCGGTCGGGCGTGGCGAGAAGCTTCCCGTATCAAAGGGAGCGGGTCTTACTGCCAAAGGTCGTGCAAAGTACAACGCTGCTACTGGATCAAACCTAAAGGCTCCACAGCCCGAAGGTGGTCCACGCAAAAAGTCTTTCTGCGCACGTATGTCTGGTATGCCGGGTCCGATGAAGGATGAGAAAGGTCGTCCAACACGGAAAGCCGCAAGCTTGAAGCGATGGAAGTGTTAAATGGACATGATGTTGTGGAATGTTGTGTTGTCTATAGTGATGACGGTCATGGGTTTTTTTCTTAAAGAAAAGATTTCTGAACTAAATCGCCTTGGTATCTTGCTAAACAAGACCCGGGAAGAGATGGCACGCGATCACATTACACGCGCTGAAGTTCGTGCAGATATGGGCAAGATCATTGATCGCTTTGATAAGCTTGAAAATAAAATAGACCGGGTGTTAGAAGGAGCTTCAAATGCCAGCCGTCTCAGCTAAACAAAAGAAGTTCATGGATGCCGCAGCGCATAACCCAAAGTTTGCAAAGAAAGCTGGCATTCCAACAGATGTTGCGCAAGAGTATTCTGCTGCTAGTAAAGGACAAAAATTCGGTACCGGCAGTCGCCCAGATTTACAAGGTATTAACAAACCCAAAACGGACCACGGGTCCATGAATCTTTTTAAAGAAGGTGGTGTTATGAAAAACGATATGATGCAAGACAAAGCAATGGCTAAAAAAGCTGTCGGTATGCACGAAGCACAGTTGCACGGCGGCAAGAAATCTAACATGACAAAGCTTGCAAAAGGTGGCTCTGCTTCTAGCCGTGCTGATGGTTGCGCTATGAAAGGCAAAACCAAAGGCACAATGATTGCAATGAAGTCCGGCGGTAAGTGCTAATGATGTCCTCGCGTGGTATGGGCGCAATTAGCCCGTCTAAGATGCCTAGCGGTAAGCGTAAAGCTCGCCGTGATGATACTGACTTCACGCAGTACGCTGAAGGTGGTAAAGTGTCTAAGGTAAACGAAGCGGGCAATTACACCAAACCCGGTATGCGCAAGAGTATGTTTGAAAGCATTAAGGCGCAAGCCACGCAAGGTACGGGCGCAGGCCAGTGGTCAGCCCGTAAAGCCCAGCTTCTTGCAAAAAAGTACAAAGCTAAAGGCGGTGGTTACAAGTGAAAGACCCGCAAAAATCCTTGAAGGCATGGGGCGACCAGAAATGGCGTACCAAAAGCGGTAAGCCCTCAAGTGAGACGGGCGAACGATACCTGCCTGAGAAGGCAATTAAGTCGTTAAGTCCAGCGGAATATGCAGCGACTACTCGTGCTAAACGGGCGGGTAAAGCGGCAGGCAAGCAGTTTGTAGCTCAGCCAAAGAGTATTAAGAGCAAGGTAAAGCCGTTTAGGAAAATACCATGACCACATCAGGCTTGTCCTCGTTTAACCTAGATCTAACAGAGCTTGTCGAAGAGGCGTTTGAACGCTGCGGAAAAGAGCTTAGGACTGGGTACGACTTAAAGACAGCACGGCGTAGCATTAACTTGATGTCGATTGAGTGGGCAAACCGTGGCATTAACCTGTGGACAATTGAGCAGGGGCAGATCCCGATGGTTACGGGGCAAGCAATATACCCACTGCCTATAGATACGATTGACCTTCTCGATACGGTTATTCGTACGGGTACTGGGCAAAACCAGATTGATATCAATATCACCCGTATCTCTGAGTCCACATACATCACGATCCCAACGAAGAACGCACAGGGTCGTCCTATTCAGGTGTGGATCAATCGTCAGTCTGGCAACACAAACGCCATCTCTTCTACGCTATTGAATGGTTCTATTTCTGCTACAGACACGACAATTACTGTGGCTTCTGCGGCATCTTTGCCTAGCTCTGGTTTTGTGAAGATCGACAACGAGATCATTGTTTACCAGAACGTAAGCGGCAATCAACTGCTTAACTGTTTCCGTGGGCAAGCAAACACTACAGCGGCTGTGCATAGCACCCTTGCTCCGGTTACACAGATTTTCTTACCAAACATTAATGTCTGGCCTACGCCTAACCCTCCGGGCGATCAGTATACGTTCGTGTATTACCGCTTGCGTCGTATGCAAGATTCTGGTGGCGGTGTCTCTACACAAGACATCCCGTTTCGCTTCATTACATGCTTGGTTGCAGGACTTGCGTTTAACCTGAGCGTTAAATTGCCGGACGTAGATCCTAACCGGGTGTTGTTTTTAAAGCAAGATTATGAACAACAGTTCCAACTTGCCGCTGACGAGGATCGTGAAAAGGCTTCTATTCGTTTTGTGCCTCGACAGCTTTTTTACTAAGGTGACCCATGCCTAGTAAATTTGCGTCAGGTAAGTATGCGATTGCCGAATGTGACCGTTGTGGTCAGCGGTACAAGTTGAAAGAATTAAGAAAGCAGGTACTGAAGACTCATCTGTACAACGTCAAGGTATGCCCAAGCTGTTGGGATCCGGATCAGCCGCAGTTGCAGTTGGGTATGTATCCAGTGAATGACCCACAGGCAGTTCGGGAACCAAGGCCGGACGTAAGTTACTTGGTGTCAGGTACAAGCGGGTTACAGATTAACCAGACGGGCGAGGGTCCACTTGGTATCGGTAGCCCAGAAGGTGGTAGTAGAGTATTTCAGTGGGGGTGGAATCCTGTTGGTGGGGCTTCATCTTACGATACAGGTTTAACACCAAACGACTTGATTGCTGCTGGTCAGGTTGGTACAGTTACAGTAACAAACACTTAAGGAGTTAATCATGTTTAAACGTGGCGCTGATGGCGTAGCAAAGAAAGGCAAAACAGTAGGCAAGAACCTTGGCAATAGCGGTCCAACCGTTGCTGCAATAAAAGGTAAAGGCACACCAACTTCCGGTGGCGGCAAAACAAACGCTGACATGAAGAAGATGGGTCGCAACTTGGCTAAGATTGCAGCACAGAAACGAGGTTAATCATGGCTAAATTTAGCGCAAAAATGATGGGCAAAGAGGTCGGCGATGCTGGCATCTATGCTGAACCACACACAATGAAAGGTCAGCCCATGAACGTAAAAAACGCAATTAGCAAAAGGGTTGATCCAAACACCTTGGCTGCAAACCAAATGAAGCCCGGCACATGTGCTGGTCGTGTTAGCGCTGGCGATCCTGCGCGTGATGATGTTAAGACGACTGGTATTAAGATGCGTGGCGCAGGTGCTGCAACTAAAGGCACAATGTGCCGTGGCCCAATGGCGTAAGACATGAACTATACCCAGCTTACCTCCGCAATTATTGATTACGCTGAGTCAAGTGAACAGACGTTTTTAGATAACATCTCGACGTTTGTTCAACTTGCTGAAGAGCGCATCTATAACGCGGTGCAGATACCTGCTATCCGCCGAAATGTGGTTGGTAACTTTACGTCTGGGGATAAGTACTTGTCTTTGCCAACAGACTACTTAGCAACCTTCTCGCTTGCTGTGACGGACGATGCTGGCGACCAGCAGTTTTTAATTGATAAGGATGTCAACTTTATTCGACAGGCTTATCCCAACGCTTCTGACACTGGGCTACCCAAATACTTTGGGCAGTTTGCTCCCTATACGTTCATCATTGGTCCGACCCCTGACCAGAACTATGTGGTTGAGCTTCACCAGTACTATTATCCCCAGTCAATTGTTACTGCCGGTACTAGCTGGCTTGGTGATAACTTCGAGTCTGCGTTGTTGTACGGTGCGTTACGTGAAGCTGTGATCTTCCAGAAAGGCGAGCAGGATATGGTCGCTTATTATGAACAGAAGTATCAAGAGTCATTGGCGCTCCTGAGAGATTTGGGTGATGGTAAGGATCGTCGCAGTGCTTACCGTGACGGACAACTTAGACTTCCTGTGCCGGGACCGGTGCGGTAATTATTTATTAGGAGCCTTTCATGGCAATTACGCAAGCAATGGCAACATCGTTCAAGGTAGAAATCCTTGACGGTATCCACAACTTCGGAGTCGGCGTTGTCCGGGCTTCAACCGCAGCAGATACATTTAAAATCGCGCTGTACACATCTGCAGCTAACCTTAGCGCAACGACTACCGCATACACTGTTACAGGTGAAGTTGTTGGTGCAGGTTACACGGCTGGCGGTAACACGCTGGTTGTGTCGGTTGTTCCTGTGTCATCTGGTACGACTGCATACCTGTCGTTTTCCAATACCTCATGGTCAACGGCTACGATTACAGCTCGCGGCGCAATGATCTATAACAGCACACAAGGCAACAAGTGTGTGGCTGTGTTGGACTTTGGTAGCGACAAGACATCGACTGCAGGTACTTTTACGATTGTGTTTCCGACAGCGGACGCAACAAACGCCATCATTCGTATTGCTTAAAAGGAGCCTGACATGGCTCTAGTATTAGCCGACCGTGTTAGAGAGACCAGCGTAACAACTGGAACGGGTACCCTTACGCTTGCCGGAGCGGTAACGGGGTATCAAACTTTTAGTTCGGCTATTGGCAACACCAATACCTGTTACTACACAATCGCCAATCCCGGAACGTCTGAATGGGAAGTAGGTATTGGCACGGTTGGTGCTGGTACGTTAGCACGTACGACTATTCTTTCCTCATCAAACGCTGGAAGTGCAGTTTCTTTCTCGGCGGGCGCAAAAGATGTATTTGTTACATACCCTGCTGAAAAAGCTGTTTACCTAGACAGCAGTGACGCATACATTCCCGCAAGCCCCGTGTTCAACGGTAATGCTGTCATCTCTGACAACTCGGCTAACGCTGCGTTACGCATCACGCAAACAGGCACAGGTAACGCTCTGTTGGTAGAGGACAGTGCCAACCCTGACGCTACGCCATTTGTTGTGGCTAATAATGGTTATGTGATTGCTGGAACAACGTCTGTTCCGTCTTGGTGGTATGTATCTAGTCAAGTACCAATTGTCCATTCTCCAACCACAGGAAGCACTGGTGGTTACAGCTCAGTTGGTTTAAACGCTGGCGGCACTTTTTTATTTGGTAGAAGTAACGGTGCTGATTACACAACAAGAGGCATTGTTTCGAGTGGCGATGTGCTAGGAACAATGAGTTGGGGTGGAGATGACGGCGTTAGTCCGGGGATGGCTATTGCCGCAAGAATTAGTGCATCGGTAGACGGCACACCCGGCACAAACGATATGCCCGGACGTTTGGTGTTTTCTACGACAGCGGATGGCGCTGGGTCTCCAACAATTAGAATGACCATTAACAGCCGTGGAGCGGTTGGCATTGGTAACGCTTCATTAACAAACATTTCATTTAGGCTAGGCACAACAATTACGGGCGGCACAACCGCTTATGGTTCTTTCTGGGGCGGTGCTGTTCAACCCGATGTTACGGTTCATGCTATTTATAACGGTACACAAGTAACAACCGCTGCTAACGGTGGTGTGCCATACAACATTGGAAACGTTAGCCATTATTACGCAATCCAAGCTACGATTAATGCTGACTCTACAATAAATAACCAATACGGTTTTAACGTACAGTCATCCCTCACAGGCGCAACCAACAACTACGGCTTCTTCTCTAACATCGCAAGCGGCACAGGACGTTGGAACTTTTATGCTGCGGGGAGTGCTAATAACTTCTTTCAAGGTAGTGTTGGTGTCGCAACAACAACTCCATATAGAAAAGTTACTATAAGAGGAACTGGCGAACAGTTTATGTTAGACCTCAATAGCACCACAAGCGGTGACTTTTCTTCAATTGTTTGGAATGGTTCTACGGCTGAATTAGGTTTTGGCGTTACTTCAAGTGAAATTCGTGGCATTAGAGAAAGTGCAGGTGCTTTTGGGGCATTAGCATTTCATACTAGAGGGGTTGCCGAAACATCATTAGAACGTATGCGTATTGACAGCGCAGGACGTGTTGGGATTGGTGGTACGCCGGGAGTAGAGACAGCGTTAGGTATTTATGGAGGTGCTAGAGGAACTGGAACAGCAAACATTGGGTTTCGTTCTTTTATTACCGTTCCTAGTACAAATACAGGAACTTTTAATTCGTTAGAAAGTAATACTGTAACCCAAGCAGCAAGTTTTAACCTTAATTCTTATCGTCACTATTTAGCCGCACAATCATCAATTGGCGCAGGATCAACGATTACAAATCAAATTGGATTTCTCGCTGATGCAGGTTTAACAGGCGCAACCAATAATTTTGGTTTTCGTTCAAATATAGCATCCGGTACTGGACGTTGGAATTTCTACGCTGATGGTAGTGCTGCGAATTATTTTGCTGGTCAGGTTGGTATTGGGTCTGCACCCACAACTACACTTTCAGTAGCGGCAGCGGGTCAAGCAAATACGGCAGCGGCTACTGCTGTTGGTTTGGTTCAAATTAATCACGCTGGAGTTACGTCTCTTGCATCTTCTGGTGGTTTAGAGTTTAAGACCTCTGTATTTGGTTCTGGTTACGGCGCAAAGATAATTGCTTTTGATGCGGGCGACCTTATTTTTGCAAACCGTTTAAATTCTGCAAGCTGGACAGAACGTATGCGTATAGACAGCGCAGGCAGCGTTGGAATCGGTG